CTTCATATAATCTCTATGTGTTGCAGATTGGTCTCCCTTCTTTGCACCACCTTCCTTCATATAATCTCTATGAGTTGCAGATTGGTCGCCTTTTTTAGCTCCCCCTTCTGTTACTTCTATATTAGTTTTATCCTCATATGCATCAGCATCTTTCAATGCTTCTTCATCTTCGGAAGAACCGGATTCGTCTTCAGCACCAGTATTACTAGTACCTATAACATCATCTTCAGATAGCTCAATTTCATAAACTACGTCATCTTCCATATCGTCCATTTCGTCCATGTTATCCATGTCCTCCATTTCCGACACTTCTGTTTTGTTTTCGTTTACTGCTTTTTTCATAGTTTTGATTTTTTTGCTTTCTTCTAATTTAATGATGTATTCAGCATCAGTAGTATTATCGGTTAACTCAATTTCATCATCGTCCTGTTGGATGATAATTCCGTCTTCGTCTCCCATTGCTTTAAATACTTTTAATACTTCTTCATCGGATGCTAATGTTAAATCTAGAGGTGGCAGTTCAGGTAACTCTACGTCGTCTGTCTCGTCCTCAATATCAAGTTCCATGTCATCAGATATAGCTAATTCCATTTCAGGTTCTTCACCCTCCATGTCATCCTCAATATCTAAAACATCAACTTCTTCTTCTTCTTCTTGCTCCTTAAGGTAATCGTCTTGATTCAACGATTCTTTTACTAGTTCGTGAATTTCTTCCTTCATTGTCGAAGAAAGTATTTCTTTTGCATTAGACTTCATAGTTTCTTCCAACTGTTCCGCCTCGAGCAACGCTTTTTCTAAAATTGATTCGCTCACGTTTTTTTTATTTTTTTAAAAGTTTATTATTATACCGCACTGCATACCGCAGCAGGGTTTATAATAAATATAAACTTTTTGTAAAAAATCCTTATTTCCGGGTTTTTAGTGGGGAATTTATCTATTTAAGAAGTTGTCCAGTTTGGACATCATAGATAATGACTTATTTACACCTCCTGATTTGGAGGATTCTATCACTTCTGTAGGTTCGTCTACACTGTCAGCATTTTCATCTTCCTTAAATAAATAAGACCCTGGGGTTGACGGTGAAGAGACTAAATCAAAACAAATTAACTCAAAGTCCTCTTGTACTTCATTATATTCACCATTCTTAGTTAAGGAACCTACTCCTCGAGAGGAAATACCTAATGTAACGCCTTGTCTTAATAAATTTGCTGCCATATCACCAACACAGGATATTACACCTTCTTTTAAATAACCTGGGGATGTTAACAATTTAAGTTTACCTATTAGTCTATTTCCATCCCACCATGTTTCTGTGATTATGTGAGAAGCTCTATCTAAATCTATAAGTGATGATTCTGGATGGTTAAGTTCTGATATCGCACCACCTCTTTTTATAACATCCTGGTATCTTTCATTTTCTCTTTTTAATATCTCTTCTGGATATATCCTACCATTCCTATTCGGAGTGTTGTATTTTTGGAGTATAGCGTTCATATATATTTCACCATCGAAATTATCTTTTGCCATCTCTCTTAAGATGCCTTTATTATCATCTGGTGAAAGATGCCCGTCATGTTCAACTAATATACCATGACCGATTTCTCTTGCTTCTAATACTCTCATAATATTCTTTTTAAATAAATAGTGGTGTTAGACAAAAAAATCTTATATTACTTTTTGGATTTATGGAACTGGAATGTGGGTGAGGTAAGTAGAGTTTTATTTATAATCTCATTTGTGAGGTTGGTTACGGATTCGGAAATACAAGGAACTTTAATGTCTTTATGTTTAAGGTCTTTTAGAAATAGAGTTATTTCACACCTAAGAAAACTTCTTTTACCTTTTTTTATGCCACTAGCTCTTAAATCTAAATCTACTATAGTTTTGTCTTTGAATGGGGTTTCTGATAACTTATTATATACCCTATGTTTTATATCATTTTTTACTTTTTTAATTGGTCTTTCCCAATTAAGTAACTCTTCTTTTGGTTCTGCCCAAGTAGATAGATTAAGGTAAATTGATTTTAAAGATGATACATCTACCGTACCATAGGATGTCTTAAATACATCAGAAATTTTGGTGTTTATTTCCCTTCCTTGTTTTATCATACTTATATTTTTTTTATACTTAAATATAAAAAATAGGTATGTTTAGTTCAAGTCCTCTAGAAGGCTCCTAACCCTAATATATGATTTTTTGGTTATATTCAACCCTCTAATTTCATTCTTAACCTCAACTAATTTTGCTGACAAACTATCATCTTTAGATTCCTTTAAGATATCATTAATTTTATTTAGAGTGATTTCTTTTACATTACTAAATTCCGAACTTAAACTATCCTCGTTCATTAATAAGGTATTCTTTAAGATGGTTTGTTCATTTTCAGTTAAAGACTCATTATATGCCTCACCATAATTTTTAGATAAAACATGGGAAAGTATTTTTGGGTTTTTGATTTTGGTAGTAGACTTCTTGGTTTGTAGTGTATTTTCGGTTAAAAAGTTTTTTGACTCACTTATTGTCTCTAGATTCGTTATGGAATTATTAAATACTATATTGTCTATATTCTCATAAACCTTATTGGTTTCCTTTGTGCATAAATCTTTTCTATCTAAAATAATTTTATTTAAGATTGGTGTAACTTTATTTAGTTTATGTTTATTGGATTTTAGAAAATCTACAGCTTCATTTATGTAGTTTCTAGAGTCGTCTTTATTCTCGAAATGTTTATTTTCTATTTCGTTATATAGTGTAAAGAATTCTCTTAATATTTTAGAGTATTTCATAGCTCCCATAACTACCGATAAATTTCTTTTAAATTTATCGCTATTAGTAAAAGAATTTTCTAAAATACTATCTATATTGTTTTTGTAGTAACCGAAATTTTTCATAAGTGTCTTTTATAATAAATATACTTAATCCTCCAATAATGAGTCTACTTCTTCATTTATCGTATTAATATTATTTTTTGTTCTATTAACTACTTCTTCTAGACCTTCTAAAGACAAACCTTTTTCTTCCATCAATAAAGGTAATCCTTTTTCTTTCTTAAACTCTTCTGCCGCTGGAACAGGTTCAGTCACTTCATCCCCACCTCCAGGTGCTTCTGTTTCTGGACCACCCATATCAAAATCTGCAACATCTTCACTTCCCGCGTCTAATCCTGGTTCATCCGTAGCGGCGTCCCCAGCTCCTTCTTCTGCTGGTGGTTCACCGTATAACTTATCTACATTATTGAATAACCCCGTCTTCTTAATAGTTTCTGCAGTTTTTTCTAATTCTCCGGATAATGCCTTTTCAAATCTTTGTTGTTGTAAATCCAACTTAATCTCCTCATCACTCATCCCTAAGATAAATTTCTTAGCCCACGTTGCAGATACTGGTGCGATTCCACTACCTGGGTCACCTACAGCATCTTTATATAATGTTATCTTAGTTTGCCATTGTTCTAACTTCAGTAGTTCTGCTTGAGTTGATGGATTGGTTAGTCCTAAAGAAAAATTCTCTAGTTCATCCTCAAACCCTAAGACGTAGAGGTGAATAATAGCAATTTTATTTAATTCTTGTATAATAGCTTTTTGAATCTTATTTATAGTTCTAGCGAATCTAATATCTAATAAAGCTAGATTTTTACCTTCACCGACAACCTCCTCAAACCCTAAAAACGCTTTAGGTATCCTCAATGAAGCTAGAAGTTTTTTCTGAATATACTCAATATCGGCTATCTCACTTAAGTTTGTAGCTCCAGGTAATGTGTCTATCGGACTTGCTGCCGCTTGGTCTCTTACAGGTATAAAGTAATCTTGGTCTACCGCCATCTGATTCATTCTTAAGTCTACGTTACCATTTTGTGGGTCTACAATCGGGTCTCTTTTAAACTTATTTGCGACTTTTTGGATATAAGCTTCAACATCTTTATCATCCATATTCCCAACAAAAACTTTAAACACTCTCCTTTCGGGTGCTCTAGATGTTCTATAGACTAACATAGCGTCTTCAGCTAATAATAATTGTTTCCATATTCTTCTACATTTTTCTAACATAGAAGTTCCGTATGGTAATCTCCTGTCGTCACCTAATAATCTAAAATGTGCGACTTCCCATGAATTAAATTTTATATCTTTCTCTCTCCAGTTAAATTCTACTTTATGTGAGTTGGGGTCGTCATTACTTATTTGATTTAACGCACTATGCCCTTCATTTCTCTCTAGTTCAATATTAGGTAATTGATTAACCCCTATAATCCCTTTTTCCGGGTCAATTTTTAGATAAACGAAATTATCTCCGTATTTACATGTATTTCTAATCCACATAGGTAGGTTAGTATTCACATCTAATATATTATTAAATAAGTCACCTAAAATAGATTTAATTCTAGTTGATTCCGAATAAATTGCTAACATATACCCTTTTTCTGAAGGTGTTGTTGCTTCCTCCGAATATATATCTAACGCAGCAGAGATTTCTGGTGTGAACTCCATAGATTCATAATCATAATATGAGGCTAATCTTGTTGGTTCGTAATATACGGATTTAGTATATAATTCGTTATCTATTTTTTGCCATTGGTTCGATAGGTACAATGACTGTTGCATTTGTAATTTCTCTTTTTCATACTCACCTTTTGAGTCTGTTTTGAGAATGTCTTTTGGTAACATTTTAAATTTTTGGTACGTAGGTTCCTCTTGTGTAGGTCCTGCGGGTCCAAATAATTTACTTAGTCTCTGGTATATTGTTAGGTTATCTGCCATGTTGTTTAATAATATTAATTATTTTATAAATAGTAAATCATTTGTTATCGGACCTTACCAAATAACCAACCATAATCTTTATACATTTGTTTTGAGTCATTATTTTGATTTCCTGGTTGGCCGAAAATACCTCTATTAGAGGCGGGTCTTCTATGTTCGGGGTCTCCTGTCTCACCTTCAACACTAGTGGATGTGGTCCAACTTTCCAACATTGCTTTCGTTAAACTGTCTGCTTTTTGTAATTGGGAAAAAGAATTTTCACCAACATACAATGCCATTGCAATAGCCATTATTAAATCATCATGTTTACCTTTCATGTGATTTGGTTTTCCATTTATATAAACAAATGTATGAAGTTCGTTTAATAATCTTTTAGACCGTATAGTAAATTTATGTCTTAGTGATTCTTCGAATGCTGCTACAATTTGACTTCTTTTATTGTTAAATGCTAATCCTGGGGTTTTACTTCCTTCATTTGGGTTGTATTTCCATTTATCCGCTGTGTTCATCCCTTCTACGTATAAGTCTTTATATCCTAGTTCTTGTAATTTTCTCGAGGTGGCCACACCCATACCACCTGTAATGTCGGTAACAACGTAAGCGTTATACATACTACCCCACTTGTATATGATATCTGCCGCTAAATCTGGTGGTATTTTACCCAAATACTCTAATACTTGACATCTGTCATCAAAGTCTATTATTATGATGGAGGTAAAATCTTCTGAGTCCCCCCTACTTACATCACACCCTAAAATATATCTATGTCCTTCTTTTGGTTTCTCCCAGACCCATAATTGATTCCCAACAAACATTTCTTCCGGGTCTCTAATATCTTCATTTTTTATTCTTTCTATTGTTTCTACTGGTATTACATTATCACCAGAACCTAAAAAGGCACTTTCTAATTCTTGTGAAACTTTTCTTCTATCATATTTAAGTTTTTTAACCATACTCTCAAACCAAGAAGAACAAGGTTTATACCCATTTCTAATTAAATCATCAAATTTAGCTAAATCTTTTTCATGTATAAACTTACTACTATCAAAATCCTCTATGTTTAATAAAAAATGTACAATATCTTTTGTTTTTACCCAATATAAATCTTTTGTAAATCTAGGGTCATTTTCCCAATGAAGTTCTGAAATATGGAAACTATTTAAACCTTTTATAGATTGTTCGTAAATTTCATAATAAATTTTATCGTACCCATTAGGTGTTGATATCACGATTACTTTACCCCCAGTAGATAAAGATGCCATACAAGCCGCCCAAAAATCGTCTCCAGCTTCTATGTAAGCGGCCTCATCAAAAATTAGTGTGGTAGGTGTAAATCCCCTCAAAGCATCTACGGAAGTGGCTACTGCTTTTACCTCACTACCATTATTTAATTTAAAATGTTTTTGTGAATCTTTTTCTTTAGAAAACCCAACATTAATCCAACTAGGCCATTGATTTAGAAACCCTCTTACTTTATTTGCAAATTCCGAAGCTGTATCTAGTTTATTTGCAATAATAAGAATTTTCTCTGGTTTGTTCTTGGAGGCAAATTGTAATTTTTTAGAAACCCATGCTGCTGTAGCGGTGGATACCCCAGCTTGTCTATATTTTTTAGTTATATTATCGTTGTAGGTGTCGAAATTTTTTAACATCATTTCCTGTTCAGGAAATAAATCAAAAGGCACGTATTTAGATTGGGTGTTATCATAAGTCTCTAAATAAGTTTTAATAGCATAATTGGTGTCTTGAAGGCACCTTGCATATTCTTGTATCAACTCTTGTTTGTTCATATGCTATAAATATCGTAAAAATATTAACTCTTTACAAGTTATATAAAAAGTCTTTCTCTGCTTTTGTTAAAGAATCCATACCACTTTTATTTATTTTGTCTAAAATGGTATCCATATCTAATTCCTCAACATCCGAGATTTGCGGTGTGTCGTCTATTTGGGTTGGTGTTTCTCCTGAAGCATCTTCGTAATCTTCTTGTTTTAATTGATTTACTATTTCATCAATCATTTTTTTAACTTGGTCTTTTCCTTTCTGACTTCCAGATAAAATTTCTTTAGCTAGAGTAAGAAATTGTTCGGCCTCTAAACTTACAAACTTGTAATAAAAATAATTTTTAATTCTTTTTTGTTCATCTATATCGAAAAAATTATCAGGATATACTTCTAAGAACTTCTCCCAAATTACCGGTCCTAATCTTAAGTCCCATACTTCCGCAGGTAATGTATCTTCCATACCTATTACCTCATCTGCCATTTCTGGGTCCGAAGGTAATCCATGAGCAGAAACGTATTCCATAACCCCTTTATATAGTTCATGTACTAATATAGGAAACATGAGTCCTGTTGCTTTAATCGTTGGGGGGTCTGTTTCTAAGTCTAGTTCTTCTTTTCCAGCCATTGCAGATTCTGCTCCTCCCCCACCTATCATACCTTCCATATCTGGCATCACCCAATAAAGTAAGTCATTTACGGACATTACTATAGAGTATAAACCAACTAAATCAGGATTAATCTCATTTAATCTTTCATTAACTAAATGATACATATAGTGTGCTTTTTTTGCTGACCCTTGTATCAATGAATTTATAAATCTTCTTTTTTGTTTTTCTAAATCTAATTTCTGTAGTCTTTTTGCTGCCTCATCTTCCATTTCAAAGTTCGGGAATTCTGGTTCTTTTTTCTTCTTTTTTTGAGGTTTCATTTGCATTCCAGAAGTATCAGGTTTTTCTAGCTTTGCGTCAAATTGTAAATCTCCTTCTGGTATACCCATTTCATCAACCACTAACTCTACAGCTAAATTTTCTAAGGTTTCTCTGTTTTGCGATTCTATCTCCATGATTCTTCTTGCTGCTTGCATTAACATGGGTTGTAATGACATAAAGGTTTGTGGGTCTATGTTTTCCACACCTGTTGCGTCTTTTACTTTTTGTACCACATCTTGAAATCTTTGGGATGCTATTAGTTCTTCGAAGTTATCTGGGATTCCGTCCTTATCAATGTCTGGAAATGCTTGATGACCACCAAGTGGGTGGTCTTGTGACTTTAACTTGCCCTCAATGTCGGGTGACATTCTTTCTCTACCATCACCATAATCAATAGGTGGTGCTTCATTAAGTTTTTTCTTAGCCATGTTGTGTTAATGCTTTACCCAAATTCGTTGATTTTAACCACTCTGGCAATGACGAGTCATTTCCTTTAGCTTTAGGTTTTGGTTTTGTTTTTGGTCTTTCAAAGGGTCCTCTTCTTTTCTTCTCACCTGGTTTTGTTGGTGCGATAGTAGGTGTTTTTAATGGTGCTGGTGCTGTATCTACCGGAGCACCCATATATTCACCCTCCACATCTCTATCTGTTTCACTTAATTCCATACTCCCAACCGGATTACCATTTAATTTTATATCACCAGAAGGACAAATATTTAACTCAATAATTTGTTCATCTTCTGGATGTTGTAAGTATCCATTCATATAACCATCATCATCAAACCCGTCAACCTCTACACTCATAGGGGGTGCCATTTCTCTTGCTATCTCTATAACATTCGCGAATGAGTCTTGTTGAGCCTCGGTACCAATTGTATAGGGTGCATCATCATTATCGATACCTAAATTTTCTTTTATAGTTTTTATAAAATTTCCTTTAGAGATGGTAGGTAATTCTTTAGATTCTACTAATGACATTATCCAATTTTCCAAGGCTTCTTGTTCGTTAACATATTCTGGAAGTTTTTCGTAATCGGATTTACTCATCTTAGATGCTAATTTTTCTGCTGCTGCGGGGTTAACCGAGTATAAGTATTTTTGTTGAGCTTTGGAAGCAAATTTTTCTTCCACTTCTTGTGGCAGTTCAACTAGTAATGGTTCATCATCTATACTAACTTCTGGATTCCCCATCGGGTCGGTTTCTATATTTTTTTCTTCTTCCGCCTCAACCTCTTCTAATTCAGCAGCTTTAGCCATATATAAATCAGCTAATTCTTTCTCTTTAGCTGTTATATCCTTATCTGTAACTTCTTCTGTGAATAATTTTTTACTTAATGCTTTTAACTGAGTGTCTGAAAATGAAGATAGGGTCCTATGTGTGAACCCTTCCTTTAAAAATCTTTTAACCAATTCTTTTCTATTATTTAACATGCTCGAATTTTTTATCAAATTTTAATATTATATCTCGTGAATATAATTTATCTTTTACTTTTTGGAGAGTTTCACCAAAATGAAAAACTAATCTTTCTTCATTACCATTTTCATAGTCTTCCTCATATGTTTCCCACCCTAAAGCTATTACATTATCTAGAGCGTGTTCCATACTAAAATAATCCGAGTTTTGTACTAAATCTAAAGCTACTTTAGTGTTATTTAATACTCCGACTGTTTCAATATATTCTAATTCTGGAGGTCCTGGTTTACTATGTGCCGGTCTAGCATCCCAATCATCACCCCATAATTCTTCTGTTTCACTACCAAAAATAAATTCATAAATGTTCTCATTTTTATAGTTTGGTCCCAGTTCATTTATGAATAAAAGTTTCATACTACTTTATACTCCCGTCTTTTTTTACAACTATTTTTTTTTCTGAAGATTTTAAAATCACATCCCCATCTTTGTTCTTTTTCTCTAAATTAACATTTTTATTTTCCTTTAATACTTTTTTAATACTTAATTCTTGTTCTACTGTCTTAGCATTTTTAGTTAATCTATTTTCTTTAATTATGGTATTTAATCTAGATTGTAGGTATTCTTTAGGGTCGATATTTTTAGTTTCTTTTTTTTTATCTTTTTTTGTGATATAAGATTCTAAAAGATTACCCACTCTTTTTTTAAGTGATTCCATAGCCATTTCCTCTTCATCTTCCATTTCCATGTCAATATCTTCATCACCCATATCCATTTCATCCTCAGAACCTTCCATATCGATATCCATATCTACATCCATTTCCTCTTCATCCCCATACGCTACTTCATCATCTTCAAATCTATCTAAAACATCTTCTTTATCTTCATCATCTAAATTTTCTAAATCAACAGCAGATATTACTGAATTTAACACATACTTAATATCTGAACTCCCCATTTCTTCTTCTACATCACGAAGTTTTTGTCCTAACTTACCAGTTAGTTTTTGAATGGATTTCATAAAACCTTCCATGTCTTCTTCACCACCCATCTCATCTTCAACATCCACATCAACATCCATTTCTTCATCTCCCATATCATCTTCCATATCCATGTCCATTTCTTCGTCGCCCATGTCATCCCCCATATCCATGTCCATATCCATTTCTTCATCACCACCTTCATTTGGGACATTTAAAACAAATTTTTCTTGTTCGTCCATTTCTAGGTCAACTGTTTCAAATTGTTCATACATAGTAATACCCTTACCGTCATTATGAGTTTCATTTAATGGTTTGAATATTAGGTTCATTCTTTTAAGTGCTGAGGAATAACTTCTGTGTCTGTCTTTCTTTTTATTCATGAACCCACTTACATAGTCTAATTCCGATTCATTAATACCTGATTTTACATAATAACCATCCTTTTCTTGGACTATCGCATAAATTTTTCCATCGGCTCCTTTTTTATTAAACGAATTGGTTTGTGTGTGGTAGTCTTCGTTTTTAGTGACTTCACCATAACGAGCAATCTCCATGATTCTTTTCACTTTAGCATCTCCTGTCAATTTTTCACTACCTATAGGTTTTAATTTTCCCATTTTATTTTTTTTTAATTTTAATTTATTTTAACTATTTAATCCATCACCACCTATTATAACGGGTTTCCACATAGGTGCTGATGCTCCAGAATAATTCACCGCTGACGGTGCGGTGGTACCACTCATGATGTCATTACAACTACAGTTGTAGCATAAAAAAACCACTGCTCCGGTAACGGTTGTTACTTTTGCTGGACTTATCACCATTTCTACTGGTGTACCATCCGTGGGCATTGTGATTGTAACATCATCATATACAAAACTAGTACCATCTAAAGCAGTAGTGCATTTAAAATTCTTATACACAGTCTTGTTACCGCTTACTAAAGCAGCTCCTGGTACTGGTGTCGTTGGTAACGAGCTTCCTCCGTAATTTCCTCCAGCCATAATTAATTATTTATTTATTTATAAATATACTTAAATACGAGAAACATTTTCATCTAATGTAAGATTTTTATCTATTAGTGAATTTCTAACGTCATTTAATTTTTTTAGGTACCCATTTCTACGTAAAAATTTAAATGTTAAATTTTCATAAGAGTATTCACCCTTATCTTTTAAACCACTTCCTCGATATTTTTTTATTTTATCTTTAAACCTCTGAATACTATCCAGAACTGTTAAAGGGTCTTCCCTGTTTGAGTTTACTTCGAACTTATCTATTTGTGACATCCAGTTTTTAGCTTTGCTAAGAATTTTTTTAGAATCTATAGACACTTCTTCTTCTTGGGGTTCTACAATCCATTCATTATATAGTACGGAGTACACACCACTAGCAAAATGTGCTTCACTATTATCTTGTACATATATCTCCACATCAAAACCTTTAACTGTTACATCCCGTAAAGAATTCCATATAATCCTTCTACTATCCAAATACTTTTTAAGTAATTGGTCGGTATTTTCAAAATCCATAAGTATGTGTAAATCTACATCCGAGAATTCGGACCAGTTGAAGTTGGATAGTGACCCTGTTAGGGTTACGTCGTCAATATCTAGTTCTACATCAACGAACCCCACATAATCTTTCACTATATCTAATAACGAAATCCTAATTTCTGGTTTCATTTTATAGCTTTCGCCATCATAATACCAAATATCAGGATTAAGTTCTTCTTGTATATTAAAGCTACTTATAATATTTTTGTTTGTACTTCCCATATACTATAAATATAGGTAAGAAAGGTCTATGACAATTTTTTATATTTGTAACTTTTAGAAATGTTTTTAGAAAAGTAGGAACCTTGACTTTCTGCCAACCTCATTTGTGTAAATACTTTGATTGGTACCTTCTCATATGAGTATTTGCCACCTTTTTTAAACTCCACAATTAATTCACTAGTGGTGGTATTATATTCTGAACTTTTTAAATTCGATGAATCGTATTCGTTTAGAATTAATTTACCCACTATTTTTTCTTTCTTAATAGCCATTTTATTGTTGATTCTGTGCAGCTTGTACTTGGGGTTGTCCTGGACCACTATTAATTGGTGGTTGGGTTGGGACTTTACTATTAAGTTGTTGGATAGTTTGGTTCATTTGATTTAACAATAGTGTTAGGTTTTTAACTGTATTGTGGAGTTGGTCAATTCTCTCCTCAAACTTTAAAGTTCTCATAGGTGAAGTTTTAAAGTGATTAATTTTACCTATTAATTCATCCGGTGTTCTGAAATCTCTATTAGGTAACCAAATCTCTTCTTGCATTACAATTGTAGGGGTCATACCAATACCTGTAATTCTAACTAATTCATTCCACTCTTCTTCATTATCTTTAGCTACTATTTCTTCATACTCCATTTCTGCTTTATCGAGTTGGTCTTTAATTCTATGACAATAGTGACATGTTGGGTTTGTATATAATTTAAACATAATTCTTTTTTTTTTAAAATTTATAAATAAAAATAATGAAAGGAAACTCTTTGTTTCCTTTCATTTAACTAATTTACTTTACCTCCTCATATTCTACATCTGTTGCAGAGTCTTCTGGGTTATCTTGTACACCATCCTCAGTTGCTTCTGGTTCCGTAGCTTCATATAATTTAGTACTAATTTCTTGCCAAGTACTATTTAACTTTTCAGTTAAGTCCTCCACACCTTCCATATCTTCTTCTTTACAGACATCTCTAAGTTCTTTAATTGTATTTTCTAAACGTGATTTATCTGCATCTTCTAGTTTATCTCCAAACTCCTTTATCTGTTTTTCAGTTTGGAACATTAGTGAGTCGGCTTCATTCAACTTTTGAATTTTCTCCAGTTTTTGTGCATCCGCTTCAGAATTTGCTTCAGCTTCTTGTCTCATTCTTTCTATCTCCTCGTCAGACAAACTACTACCAGACTCAATTTTAATATTTTGTTGTTTACCAGTTCCTTTATCTACTGCTTTAACATCTATAATACCATTTGCGTCAATATCAAAAGTCACTTCAACTTGTGGGATTCCTCTTGGTGATGGTGGGATATCCGTTAGTTGGAACTTGCCTAATGTTCTATTATCTCCCGCCATAGGTCTTTCCCCTTGAAGTACGTGTATGTCTACTGCTGGTTGGTTGTCGACTGCTGTTGAGAATACTTGACTTTTAGATGTAGGGATTGTTGTGTTTGCATCTATTAACTTTGTCATTACTTGTCCCATTGTCTCGATACCTAAAGATAGTGGTGTAACATCTAATAAAAGAACGTCATTAACATCCCCTGCCAGTACACCACCTTGGATTGCTGCTCCCATTGCTACCACCTCATCTGGGTTAACTCCTTTTGATGGTTTTTTCTTAAATAGGTTTTCCACCGCTTCTTGTACAGCTGGAATTCTAGTAGAACCACCCACTAAAAGAATCTCGTCAATTTGGGTTGCTTTTAATCCCGCGTCTTTTAATGCTTTCCTACATGGTGTTAAACTCTTCTTAACCAAATCCTCTACCATAGACTCAAACTTTGCTCTCGATAAATTACGAACTAAGTGTTTAGGTCCAGTACTATCAGCAGTAATATAAGGTAAGTTAATCTCTGTTGTGTTTGAGTTGGATAGTTCTACTTTTGCTTTTTCAGCTGCCTCTCTTAGTCTTTGTAGTGCTGCTGGGTCACTAGATAGGTCCATCCCATTCTCTGTTTTAAATTCCTCGAGTAACCACTCAATAATCTTTTCATCAAAATTATCACCACCTAAATGAGTATCACCGTTAGTTGATTTAACCTCAAAAACTCCATCACCTAACTCTAGGATTGATACGTCGAATGTACCACCACCTAAATCATATACCGCAACAGTCATGTCTTTATTTTGTTTATCCATTCCATAAGCTAGTGCTGCTGCTGTTGGTTCGTTGATGATTCTTAACACGTTTAGTCCAGCTATCTCTCCCGCTTCTTTAGTTGCGTTTCTTTGTTCGTCGTTGAAGTAGGCTGGTACAGTAATTACTGCGTCTGTAACTTTTTCACCCAGATAGTCTTCCGCTGTCTTTTTTAGATTTTGTAATACGACCGCTGATATTTCTTGGGGTACATATTTTTTATCATTTACTTTTATGGTTACAATATCTTTTGTTCCTTTAACTACTGAGTAAGGCATTTTCTTTGCGTCCTTACTAATTTCGCTAAATTTACTCCCAATAAATCTTTTTACTGAATACACAGTATTTTCTGGGTTTGTAACCGCTTGTCTTTTTGCTGGGTCCCCAACACTACGGTCTCCCCCTTTAAAAGATACTATAGAAGGTGTGGTTCTTTTCCCTTCTGAATTTACAATTATTTCTGGGTTTCCACCCTCTACCACAGAAACACACGAATTCGTGGTTCCTAAATCAATTCCAATTACTTTTGCCATTTTTAATTAATTTTCTTTTTTTTTATTTGTTTATGAAATTATTTTCATTAGTTTTGTAGTACAATTACTGTACCAAAGGTAATAAATAATAACTTGGATGTCAAACCTGACATAACGTGTGACATTTTGTCAGTGGTTGATTCTTATAAGAAATATAGTAAATTTAAATAAAAAAGAATATGATAGATTTTAGTGCGGATTCCGATATGGAAGAAATTAGTGGGAAAGAAGAACCTACACAACCAAACAGTGAAAGTGGTACACCAATTTTAGATAATTTTTCACGTGATTTAACTGCTCTCGCAGCAAAAAATAGATTAGACCCTGTTATCGGTAGAGATGATGAGGTAAAAAGAATTGTACAGATTCTTGCGAGACGTAAAAAGAACAATCCAGTTCTCATTGGGGAACCTGGGGCTGGTAAAACTTCTGTGGTAGAAATGTTAGCGACAATGATTCACAAAGGTGAGTGTCCCAGAAAACTACTTAATAAAAGAATAGTGCTTTTAGAACTTTCTTCGTTAGTTGCTGGAACTAAGTATCGTGGGCAATTCGAAGAAAGAATGAAAGCAATTATAGATGAATTAAGAGAAAATAAAGATGTTATTATTTTCATTGATGAAATACATACGGTGGTTGGTACTGGTAATTCTTCTGGTAACCTGGATGCCGCTAATATATTTAAACCACCATTAGCTAGGGGGGAAGTCCAGTGTATTGGTGCAACAACAATGGATGAATATCGTGAGAAGATTGAGAAGGACGGTGCTTTAGAGAGAAGATTTCAAAAAGTGACTATCGAACCACCTTCATTAAATGAAACTATAGAAATCTTGGAAAATATAAAACATGTTTATGAAAATCACCATAATGTGACATATAATGAGGATTGTGTGGAATTATGTGTAAAGTTGGCAGATAGATATATTAGTGATAGAGCATTTCCAGATAAAGCTATAGATATTATGGATGAGGTAGGTTCGATGGTCCAAATAGATGTTAAAACCCCGAAAGCTTTAGAAAAATTAAGAACTGAAATTAGTACTTTAAAAAAGGAGAAGATTGATGTTGTTAAATCTCAAGACTATGAAAAAGCTGCTGACCTGAGGGATAAGGAGCGTAAGTTAACAACTAAACTAAAGACTCTAACTCAGAACTGGGAAGAGAAACAGTCTTTACATAAAATCCCTGTTACCGTAGAAAATATAATGTCGGTGGTTTCTAAAATAACAAAGATTCCTTTAAGTAGAATGAATCAAAACGAGAAAAAGAATCTTCTTAATTTGGATAAGCATTTAAAAAAGAGTGTTGTGGGGCAAGATAAGGCCATAGATACCATTGTAAAATCGGTTAGAAGAAATTCAGTTGGTATTAAGGAATTAGATAAACCTATTGGTTCTTTTATTTGTCTAGGCCCTACTGGTGTGGGGAAAACACACTTAGCAAAAAAATTAGCTGAATTAATGTTCGGTTCTGAAGAATCTATGATTAGGGTAGATATGTCTGAGTACCAAGAAAAACACTCTGTTTCACGATTAATAGGTTCTCCTCCTGGATATGTGGGTTATAATGAGGGGGGTCAGTTTACGGAAAAAGTTAGACAAAATCCTTATTCTTTAATTCTTTTTGATGAAATAGAGAAGGGTCATCGTGAAATATTTAATATTCTATTACAGATTTTAGATGATGGTTACGTTACTGATGCTTCTGGAAGAAAAATAAATTTTAAGAATACATTAATAATGATGACCTCTAATATCGGTGTTAAAAATTCACAGGATTTTAGTAATGGTTTAGGGTTCACCACCAAAGCATCCCAACAAACTGATAAAGAAAGAGTTAGGACGATAATTTCAAAATCTCTTAAAAATACCTTTAACCCAGAATTTCTTAATAGGTTAGATGATATTATAATATTTGAGTCTTTGGATAGAGCTAGTATTAAGAAAATTGTTAAAATAGAATTGTCTCATTTGACTTCTCGATTGGTGGAAAAAGGATATACCATTAAATTTGGTTCTTCCATTGTAGACCATATTTGTAGGATTGGTTATGATGAGAAATTCGGAGCTAGACCACTTAAAAGGTCTATACAATCCGAAGTAGAAGATTTTATTGCCGCTCAAATACTTAAGAATATTGTAAGTGAAGGTCAGGTCTATACTATGAGTTATAATAAAACAACAGAAAAGTTTAAGTTGATTGAGAAACAATAGTATATGGATATTTATAGGCCATGAAACTAATAATAACAAAAAAACAGTCTAGACGATTAATTAAAGAAGCCTTAGGTGTACCAAAATCAATTGAGTTTTGGGTTGATACCTTTTCGGATGTAATTAATGATGGGTTGTTAATGTTATTATCTTCAGAAGATACAGAAGTTTTTTTCACCGGTGACGATGTCCAATCAAAAGCTGTTTCTATGGGTTGGAATAGTTCTAATGATAAGTTTTTAGATTTTCCCTTAGCTGAACCACAATTAAACTTAAAATTAAATGTTGTGCCTGATGAAAGTATAAGAAATGGTGATGATTATATAGACGCCGCTTCTTTTGATACGAGTGAGATTAATTTAGTGGATGCTACTTTTGATGATGGTAAAACATTCCCTTTAGTGGTGGGTGGTATCATCAATATGGAGATAAATATTCCTCAGTCTGCTTATGAGAATGGCTCTTTCGTAGAACTTTATAATTCCGAAATAAAACCTTATGCCGAATCTATTTTATTTCATGAGTTAACTCATGTTTATGAATTTTACAAAAGAATATTAAGTAATTCTGCGAAACCAAACTTTGAGCAGGTTGCTAACCTTACTCAGATGTTAAATAAGATGGGAGCTGTGGATGATTGGGATGAGTTGATGTTTATGATTTACCTACATCTGAGTTTTGAACTTAATGCGAGAATATCTGAGGTTTATGGTTTATTAAGAAATAAAAATATTACCTCTAAGGAAGAATTTGTAGACTTTTTAAAGACTTCCAGAGCTTTCTCTTACGCTAAACGACTTAATAATTTTAGTGCTGAAAAGTTTTTCGAGGATTTTGAGTTATCTCAGGAAACAATAGATAGGGTTAGAGACTATGATGGTAAAAAAACCCCGATAGATGAGATAAAGAATGTGGTTTTAGACCAACTCATACAAAACTGGTCGGTAACCTATGAAGATTTCTTAAAAGATTTTTCTGCTGATGAAACAATAAAAATACCTAACCTATCTAATAAGGTCCTGTCATCCCCACAAAACTTTCTTAAATTCTGGGAAAAACGCTTTAATAAAGCAGGACATGATTCTTTAAGAAAAATTTCACGTTTATATTCGGCCATTTAATATTTTTTTCTTATCTTTGTAGTATGAATTTAGAAAAAACAAGAAATACCGCAATAAGATTAATGAGACAACACGGTCTCAGTGACTACACATTTAAATGGGATAGAGCTGTGAGAAGATTTGGGTCTTGTAATGGAAGAACTAAAGTTATTACTCTTTCTAGACCAATGACTCAACACGAAACTAATGAAAGAAGAGTAATTAATACTATTCTTCATGAAATTGCTCACGGATTAGATTATAGAAATAGAGGTTACTCTAATCACGATGCTGAATGGAAAAGAGTGGCTAGGTCTATAGGTTGTAGTGGTGAAAGATGTAGTAGTGGGTCGGGTGTGGATAAGTCTCAATTTATGAAATGGATGGCTACTTGTCCTAATTGTGAAAGAAAAGTTTATTACGCAAGAAAAACAAAAGTAGAAAAAGCTTGTGGGGTGTGTTGTAAAGAACATAACAATAACAAGTATACTTCAAAATATAAGTTTAACTGGGAACTGAATCCCAAAGTTGTAAAATATAGATAATGGAAAGACTACAATATAAAATAAAAAATGGACCAAGAGTGGAGTCGGTAAATGAATTTACACTTAATGATAATACAATAGTTGCGATGTTTCAGGGATTTAGGGGTTCTTATCCTGAATTAGATTTTATTGTGAAATATAAAGAACCAATAAAAAAATTAAGAACCCCATCTCATACTCACTGGATTGTTGACCTTCTGGTGAAAGCAGAATTTAATAAAGAAATGGTTAGGGATTTTGTTCAGAAATATCTAGACCTATACGATGTTATGGTTCCTTTTGAGTCTCAAGAAGAACGTAATACATACGAACTACAACATGTAGGGGGGTCTCTAACAGACTTTCAGGGCCTAGATGGTCGTGGATACCTTAGTGTAGAATTTTTGTCCACAATCATCGAATTATTTATTCTATGTGAAAAACGTTCAGATGGTGCATTTATGTTTAAAGGTTTATTACAATTAGTAATTGACTTCTGTGATGGTAAGAGAGATTACTATCAAGTAGTGGGTTACTCTAAAAGAGTTTAATATGAAAGAAAAATTAAAAGAATTATTATCAATACCAACTAAGACTTGGGAGGAGGAAAGATTAATCAAATATCTTATAGGTCATTTCGAAGAAAAGGGTTATAAATATGAAAAAGATGATTTAGGTAATCTGTATGTAACAAAAGGTATTTCCGATTATTATCCTTTAGTTCTTGCACACACTGATAGTGTACACGACATTGAGGAAATGGTTGTTAAAGAAGAGTATTTACCTAATTCCCAGGGAGAAAGTAAATTGGCTCTTAAGGCCTATAAAAAAGAAGATGGTTCACCAACTGGTATAGGGGGTGATGATAAAGCTGGGGTTTTTATATGTTTACAACTTTTAGAAAAATTCGATGTGATTAAAGCATTCTTCCCGGTTGCTGAAGAAACTGGGTGTCATGGAAGTAGAGGTGCTAAAGAGGAATTTTTTAAGGATGTTGGGTACGCTATCCAATTTGACTCTACAGAAAATGATACGATGTCACTTTCTTTAATGGGGGTAAGATTGTTCGAACAAAAATCCGAGTTCTTTAATAAGACTCGTAATATAATTTTAGAACATGGTTTTACTGAGTGGAGACATCACCCATATACCGACACTATGGTTCTTAAAGATAAATTTAATTTTGCGTGTTTAAACTTTGCTGCTGGATATTATAATTATCACACTTCTAATGAATATGTTATTGTTGAGGATGTGAAAAATTCTATAAGACTAGGTGAAAATGTTATAAGTAAGTTAGGTAATTCTTTTTATGAATTTAAATCCAAACAAAAAGAGTCTGACTTTTGGTTCGATTAGTATCCTCCATCCTCATCTCTATCATATTCACCTGTAGGAGTAGCATCAAAAAAGTGTCTTGGGCTTTTTCCTCTATCAATGCTGTCTTGTGAGTTTTGTTGTACTACTAGACCATCTTTTTCTTCTGATTTAACCACATCATGTAACCAATCAACCAAAGGTCCATAAAGAAACATACTAGCATCACCAAATAATTGTTTGTAATCTTCATATGTAACCTGACCTTTTTCCACGTTTCTTTTAAAGTCAATTTCTGGATATAACCCTAGTTTAGTAACATCATCTACAATTACGTTCACAACAGGTGTTAACCAAGTAGTGACAAAATGAAGACCTTTAGCTGCCATTAATCTTTTTATTACCAAGTCTTTCCAATGTTTATCCAAATAGTTTATAAGATAAAAATCTAGTTTTTCTTGGTCCATACCCTCAGTTAATCTTTCCTCTTCTAAAAGGTCATCTAAAAGAGTAAGTGTGTGTGGGTTCCAACTACTATCTTTATTTACAAAATGTAAAACAGTAGCTACTTTACCATTCACCTCCAAAATATTAGAAATATTTTTAATTTCTATTAATGTGTCCGGTTCGGAATTTTTAACTACACTATCTACTCGACTTAAAAGTTTTTTTATTTTACTCACTTATTTTTTATTATAAATATTTTGATTATTAGAATAAGATACTTATATTTGTAGAGAATTAAAGAATAAATAGATATGCCGAAATCAAAAAATAGAAAAAACCATAAGAAGAAGGTTGCTGCTCGTAACATGAGACTTAAAAGTGAAGCTAAAAAAATGCAGGAGACATTAGAAGCCGTTCAAGAAGCTTATGTTAAGAAAATGGCTGAAGAAGCTAAAAATAACCCACAAGAAGATAGTGGGGAAGTACCTTTTACTTTGGGTAATAAATAATATGGGGGTGACTGGAATTGATTGGCATCAGTCGATTAATGTCAGCACGTCAAGCCTGAATTAAGCTTGTAAAACTGATTCGTTTTTTTAACTGGCAAAACAATTGCTAAGTTGGCACTTTTAGGACTTGTCCGTGAGGAGTCAACAGTGGCTGTAGCGTAACTAAGTTACGACATAGCTCCATCTCTTCTAAAGAATTAAAGATTTGTGTCTTTAGATTATGAGATGTCAAACAGACAAATCGACCCCGGTAACGTTCTCGGCCGGTATGATGTACATGGGGACTTGGGACTGATTTGAAGGTTGTTTATTCTATAAGATTAAGTCCGACATCAAAAGAATAAACTAAACGTGTAGGATAGACGTTAGTAGAAGATGAACAAGACGTGGGTTCGAAACCCACCACCTCCACCAAAAAGAAAAGGACCATTTAGGTCCTTTTTTTATTTTAATAATTTTGCTAATCCGATTGGTTCTTTCTGTAGAAGTGAACCTAGTCCTTCATTAACTTGTTGTTTTATCACTTTACCATCTTTAATGGTATATCTGATATCCCAATCATTTAATACCCTATTATAACTACTTTCTGTATTAGGGTCTAATATCTCTGAACCAACTTCGTCTTGTAATCTTTTATTAAGATGCCATGTTGAAGTGTGTGGTTTTATCTTGGTGATACTGTCCATTTCCCCATTTTTACCTGTTTTTGGTGCTATGCTAAACTGTCCCATAGGTTTTGAGTCTGTGGAATATACAGTAAGTCTAGTAAAAGGAAATGTGCTATCCGAATCTTTTTTAAATTTTGTCTTAAATACGGCTACCGTTAAAGCATTGGCTAATTCATTTTTAAGTGATTCTGGGAATTGTTGTCTATAGAAACCTTTTTTAGTTTTTAGGAATAAGTAATTAGGTGTAATTTTATCTACTAGTTCTTTCATCCCTTCTTGTACCTGGAAAATATGGTCATTATCTATAGCACCATTATTTGTCCATGTTGCGATGTCGGTGTTAGGTGTTATCCACCCTTCATCCGTAGTGTCGTCCGACCCGCAACCATTCGGATTATTACAAAAGAGATACTTGTTATTAACAGCTAATTCTTTTGAATAGGAACAAGGACTATCTATAACATGTTTTGGTGGTTTATCATCCACACAGTCATTTCCTTTAATCTTACACCAATAATCGGATGCGGTTGGGTCTAAGCACCCATACACCTTTTCTGGTTCTGCTATTACTTTGGGTTTCTCCTCCTTCCCATTATTAACCACAACTTCTTCTTCACCGATAACGGCACATATTTCCTGTAGTAACTTCACAACCACAGCCTCTTCATCGGCATTTGTTCGAACGAAGCTCGCCTCCTTCAAATCTTGTAACAAACCTTTTAAAGAACAAGCTTCTGATTTGTCGATACCATCAAAGTTATCTATGATTGACTTATGTACTACTACAACTGTTTCCTTACCTTTGTTATCTACTGTTGTGTCATTAACCTTCTTGCTAACAGGGCTAGTAAAATCCCAATGTGAATGAGTAATATTTATGCAACTACAATTTGCCATATTTTAAAGAGTTTCTTTTAAGATATCTGTTAACCATTTTACTTTATCTTCTTCCGCGTCTAAGTCACTTAAGAATCCATTAAAAAATCCTTCTTCAGTATCTTGTACTGTGTCTGGTTGTGTTTTTGAATAAATATCTGTTTTAAACTCTTCTAGTTCTCTAGATGTAGCATTAAAGGCTCTTGGTGGAAATTTTCTTAAACAGTCTTCCATAGTCTGACCCTCACACCTTTCATCCTCCATGAGTTTAGCTAATAGAGCATTGTCTATTGGACCTTTTAATCTACTATACCATTTTGTGTTTCCTTCCGTTAATGTGCTTCGATATCGTGGCCAATTTCTTCTTAGTTCTACTAGATATTTTAATCTTGTTTCAGCGGTCTTAGAGGTTGTCCATCTCTTACTTTCTAATTCGTCTTTAATGTGTCCTATTTGGGTGTCTCCAGCTAATTTTGTTAGTGGCGTTGGTAATATTTTAATTGACATCCTATCTTTAAGTGTATTTTCTAGTGTACCCGAAGTATTAGGTACCATAACTTCCCACATATAACAAATCTGGGATGCTGCTAAAATACTAGGTGCGTCATCATACACTTTCGTAATCGCCTTGTCATCTACTGTTCCTGGAATTACATTTCCATATAGAGCTTCTTGGATTATCTGTGCTTTCTTTAATGCTTCGGCATCAGTATAACCACCATATTTCTTCAGGAAGCTTTTATTCCCTGACACATCTATATACATATCGGGAGTCAACCCCGCTTTTGCTTTTCCTTTACTACCATATATCCAATCCAAAAAATAATTAATCCCAATGGTGACTGTCGCTCCTATTAGAAAAGCTCGTCCAGCCGGAGTCAAAAACAATTTTTTGAGACCACCCTTAGTATATCTCCATAGAAATTCACCACCTGTTTCTTTGATTACTTTACTATAAATAAGTTTAACCACCGGGTCATCTGCATCTAGCCCCATTGCCTTAGCTAAGTTTGACTGGGTAAACTTACCATCCCCCTTAATTCGGACCAAATCTTGAAATTCAGAGGAGTTCTTTAGGATTTTTATTACATCGTCTTGGTAGTTTGGATGACTTATAAGTGCCCCAAATATTCTTTCTAATTTGTCACCACTACCAATTGTACCGAATTCATTTATATTCTTTAAGATTGCTTGTATTTCGGCGTCAGGCAGTTCTAACTCTTTAAGTAATCTACCTAAATCATCAATATTACTTATTTTCGCTTTAGTCAGTGCGCTTTCGATAGCTTCAGCTAATGGTTTTTGTAAATCTGATAATCTTCCTTTAGATAGGATAGATGCTATACTATCAAAGTCACCACCTACCCTTCCCAGAGTCTCTAAAGCATCTGTGAATACATCATCACCCTGTTTCCACGCGGTTGAGAGAGTATGTGCTTGAGATTCCGTTATCTCAACACCATTTAATGCTAATTTTTTCTTTAATAATTGTCCATTACTACGCACTATTGTTTTTGTGTTTTGCATCATCTCTAACATAATCGGTACTAACTCACGGGAACGACCTATAGTAGTTATAGGTATTCCCGTTGCTGGGATTTTTCCAAATTTCTTTTTTAGTACTCCCCCAAAAGCCTCTATTGCACTAGAGTTTTTTAAGAGCTTTCTAAAGAGTGTCAAAAGTGTTGCTTGTTCTAAAAGTAGTGGTTTTAGACCCATGATTTCACGAGCTCTATTTACTTCATTTAATATTTGTTTTTTCATATTCTTTTTTACTTCTTTGTACTTTTATTAACGGCCTATAGGGTCTAACCCCGCTTCCTTATAGATAGTATACATCATTTCAGTATCTGCACCACTCTTACTCTGTGATTTTCTCAACCAAGTTTTACAATCTTTCATATATTTTGGATATCTCTTTGCTACTTCTGGATATTCCTCCACTATAAAATTATATACTATCACCTCATCATTGTCTAATCCTTTTGGTCTCCATCCATTCTGCCATTCCCTCCACACATTTTCTTCAGTGAACTCATAGTCTGATTCTTCAAGTTTATTCCTAAAATCTATATTCCAACCTTTTTCTACCGAATTACCAGTTTCCTCTTTAGTCCACACATATACATTACCAGTACAATCGTAAGGTGTTGTGGTAAGCACCCCTTTAATATTACCCGCATAATCTAACATTTTATTCCACAAATTAAGACCGTATTTTGGTTGGTCCTTTAACCAATTAGAAAATGAGTTATTACCCGCTACTAATTCAAGAAGTTCTGCTGGAAATTGTGGGTCATATATCATCATTTCCGCTATTACCGCTAAAGCTAAATTAATAGCTCGTCCCAAAGCATTTAGTATAGTACGCGTCTTCTTAAGAAACCTAATCCACCCATCGTGAATGAGATAATCGTACAACCAATCATCATTCCAATTTACCACTCTCCTAATAACTCCGTCCAATGCATCAATCATTTTATGACACCACTTTTTAGCTTTTTTCAGTGCATTAAGAATTTGTGGATTCTTTTTTAATTGTTTTACTATATTATTAAGCGTTTTGGTTCCCAATTCACCAAGAACTTGAGACATTTTGATGGATGGGTTTTTAATAAATTTATTAACGATTTTGGATAGTTGTCTTAGTGCGGGTCCGAATAGTCCCTTAATATAGGCCATATTAACCACGGGAATTATTATAAAAGAAGCGGTTAGTCCCGCCATAAAATAATCTTCTTCTTGATAGTAGGTATAGGCATTATATAATTCTACGATGATTGCCGCCCCTATCAGTAATACACCAACACCAGCATAAGAAGTAAGTCCCCCTACCACATATAATATCGCTGCTAATATATCCATCCAGAGATGTTTATCATTATACCAGGCAGTACTTCCAGAATCTAAGGCTGCGACCCCTTCAGGGTGTTTTCTCTTTGCTTCTTCTATAGCAGCTTCCATCTCTTTTTGTAGCCGGTTGACTTCTTTCATATTAGCTTCCATGGATTGGTTTTGGTCTAAGTACATCATACCATCATCAATATAAGCTTGTTCGACTACACCTGTTTTTTTATAATTACGTTTTGCTTTATTAATATTATTCAATATAAAATTTTTATCAGTAATTTCATTATAAATTTCTATTATCAGTTTTTGTACTTCTTGTTCCGTTAATTGTATTGTATTAGCCATTTTCTATTTTTTATTATTTATCATTACCATAATGGATTTGCTTTACCTCTACCTGGTTGATAGGAATCTGCCCACTTACCGGTAGCTATTTGATTTGCTATACCTCTCGCAATACCCGAATCCCAGATACCCATACTTGCGGTTCCTGCACCACCACCATCATCTGATTCACCACTTTCTGTACCCTCATCTTGTTCACCTAATTCAAAAGCCATTCTTGATTGCATTTCAGAAGGGTCCGAAATATAACTATCGTGAGGTCCGTCACTGTCAAACGTATAAGCTTTATCTAATTTAGAATAATTTGTTGCTGGTTCTGTGAAACCTTCATCTTCTAATTCTGGTTCAGAACCTAAAGCTCCTTTACTTTGGTAGTTATACCCTGGTGTTGTTTCACTGTCAGCATCGGGATAACCAAATTGTAGTCCTGACATTATCTCTTCACCTAAATCTAGAGTAACTACCTCTTCATCATCTATATTATAATCATCTTCATAATCAACATCTTTATGTTGTTCATGTTCATCATAATCAAAAGAATTAGAAACACTATCTATATTATCTGCCATTTGTGCAATTTTAGATTCCATCCAGTCCTCTAATTCAATACCACCCTCCAATCTATCATGAACACTTTGTGCTTTTTTAGCTATATTGTAAAGTTGTTGTTTTGCCATATATGAAGAATCACTATGTTTTTTTTCAGTTTGTTGGGGCTCAACGTCCCCACACCCTTCATTTAGTGATGTTTTGGGTTGGGCACCGAATATGAGTTCTTTGACTCTAGCAATTTCTTCTTGTATGGTAGGCATCTTATAATATATTATATATATAAATATAACAAAGGTAGACTAATTGCCTACCTTCTTTAAAATAACAGATTTCTGTTTTGATTTACGTATATACTTAAACCCTCTTTTAATTCATATGGGTTTATTTTTCTTTGTAGTTGTAGGTATCCCGTATCATCATCTTCTGTATCGTACCAATCTACCTCATCGAATAAATCACACACACCAACTAGTTCTTCAAATAAAATCTCTAAGGTTGTTGTGGTTTCTAAATCATCTTCTACAACAGTAAACTCCACTTCTACTGTTTCTCTTTGTTCGTTTACAAAAAACGAATGTATTTCTTCTATTACCATAATATTAAATCTTTTGTAAGTTAAATATTATGTAATATTTAAAAATCCTAAAGTCTTCTTGATTTTAACCAGAAAATTTCTCTACCAGCACGTGTTTCTAAAGCTCTTAATTTTTGTTTAGATTTTTTTAGATTTAATTCTGGTGATTTTTCTAAGTCTTCCATTAAGAAAGAGGTGAACTCTAATACATCAGCATTTAATTCCTCCAGATATTGTGCTCTATCTTGTAATTGTATAATTTGTTCTTCCATTAACCCCATTATTTCTTCGGGTGAAAGAATTTGTTCTATCTCATCTTCTAATGCCTCTAAGTCTGCATCAACCATTTCCTCATCTTCTAAGGTAGGGTTATCATCTAAATCTAACTGTGCTAATACTTCGTCATCACCTAATTCTTGTTCTAGAATTTTTTTAATAATACCAGTTAACTGTGATTCTGTTAATGTTAATTTTTTTGCCATTTTTAGTTATTTTATTTATAAATATCATGGTATCTTTATTTGGTCATGTAAATAATTTTTATTATTTTTGTGTTATGAAAGAAAAACTTAAAACACATAGATTGGTAGGTATAGATATGAGTAACCAAAAAAAGTTGGTTGAGATGGGTAAGTTAAAACAAAAAGGTTTAGCGAATGATGCTTACTGGAGTATGGGAAAAAGTTATTATTGGGTAAAACGTGGGAATAAAATATAAAAACTAATGGGACATTATGAGGACTTTTGGTATGAAATTACTGAGTCGGTTGAAAAATATGGTATTAAAGATGAGTTTGACGCTCAACTTGAGAAGATGAGGGGTCAGGACAAACATAAGTATAAGGATACTCGTGATAGATGGTCGTATGCTTTAGATAAAGTTATGAAGAACAAAAATAAGAAATTAAAATCAGCATAATAAAAAACCCTGACTATCGCCAGGGTTTTTTAATTCATACGCCCTACTACTTAGAACTTATACGAGAAACCTAGGTTGAAAGTTCCTTCTCTCTCACCAGCTTCGTCTTCTTTTAATCCCATACTATACCTTGGCTCCACATTAAGACCTTTCCAAACATTAAAGGAGTAACCAAGTCCAACTGTTAAGTTGTCCATCATTTCTTCTTGTGGTGCTTGTAGAGAAACATACATATCATTTTTCATATTGTATCTTGCCCATAAGTCATAAATAGTTTCACCATCTACATCTTCACCATTTTGCATTAAACCCAAAGTCCATGTGTCATTAATAGCGTAACCAAAACCTAAGTTTTGTGTTAACATGTCCATAGTTTCTTCTTGGTCACCGTCATAAGTCGATACAACCATAAAGTTTTGAGCTGAAGCAAATAATGTTGAGAATGCTATAGCGGATGTTAAAATCAATTTTTTCATTTGTTTTTTTTCTTTTAACTTTTATACTCTTGATTTTACTTATTTAATGAGACACTCAAAAGTAGGGGCCTCTTTTTTTTACTTACTTCTTAGTAAAAAATGATGCTAATAACACTAATACTACAAGTCCTACAAATCCACCATCTCCTAGTGAAGTAATAAGTGCAGTAAGGTTAGCTACCACATCCATGTTGAATATAGCACCACCGGTTAATACATACCATAGGATTGATACTGGAATAACTGCCATCATAATACCACCTAAACCAGCGAAAAATCCTGTTACATATTTCATTACTGAATCCATAATTTTTTCTTTTTTAAATTCGTTTATATCTTTTAAGTTCCGGTAACTCAAAGATAACTACCATAATCTGGATATCCACTTCATGATAGTCTTGTTAATATGTACCGCTTAATTTCAAAAAGTCAATATATTTTAAAAATATCGGGTTTTGAGGTCAAAATGTGGTAAAAATTAAGCTATATGGTGGACATTGTACGATAAATCTCTCTTGATTTTCCTATAAATTTGTCTTATTTTTTAATAAAAATGCTATGGGGTTAAAGAATATTAAGAAACAAAATAAGGATTATGATGTGTCAATTTTAGATTTACTTAGGTTATTGGACCCATCTAAGACTGGCAAATTTATGTATATTTTACTAAATGAACTGAGGACTATTCCCGCTCATGAGTACGGGGATTATACCGATAATTTAGAAGTTAGGACAGAACATCTACCTCCAGTCGCAAGAGTAATACTTAACTATTTAGTAGAATTAGTGGGTGGTTTAGAATCTGTTAATTCTCTACATAAGTTTAACAATTTACTAGATAGAAAATTAATAAAAAAGAATGACATACAAAAATATTCTAATCTTAATGAAATTGTAGATGTGGTATATAAGAAAGAATTAGAGTTGTTGGATAAGAGTTGTGAACCTCATCAAGAAATAGTATTGGATGATGATTATCTAATTTTAAAACCACTTAATATAGTTTCTAGTAGAAAGTACGGTGCCTCAACTAAATGGTGTACTTCATCTAATAACCCAGAAACATTTTATGACTATTCCCGTCGGGGTGTTATTTTATATGTGATAAATAGAGACACTAACGATAAGATTGGGGTTTATTACGAACTAAAAACTAAGGAGTTGTCGTGGTGGAACAGTAAAGATGATAGGATAGATGGTTTAATGGTCAATTTACCTAAAAATATAAAAAATCACATTTTAGACTACATTTTAAACGAAAAACACCCAAATAGTCATTATTTTAACAAAGAAACTAAAGAATTATCCAACAAACCTACTAATGAGATGGTTTTACCGGATATGACGGGAGATTTTACGAACCCAACACCATTTACTGGTGTATGGCGTACTGAGGTGGATGGGCCTAAATGGACACCAACATCTACAGATGAAAGAATAGATGAACTTGTTACTAAGACTTTACAATATCATTATACTATTGCTGCTTTAAATAATGGTGGTGAAGAAATGAATTAACTAACTCATATAGTATTTTAACTTTTCTGAATATACATTTTCTGGTTGTACTCCTTGTAATGTTTCCATAACATCCCCATTTTTGAAGATTTTTACACTAGGGATTCCTCGAATACCATATCTAGCTGCCACTTGTCTTTGTACGTCCACATTAACCTTATATACGTTATTTGGGTACGTTTGAGAAAGTTTACTTATTGTAGGTGTTAACATTCTACATGGTCCACACCAGGGAGCCCAAAAATCTATCAATACAGCTTTTTTATCTGAGTCATTAATTATTTGGTCAAATTGTTGTGTTGTTGTAATATCCATAATTATATTTTTTTTAAAACTACTAATAGTTTAACTAATAATAAATAGACTTTTATTTGTTTAAGTCATTTAAATTTATTATCTTTGTAGTATGAAAAAAATAACAACAACCATATTATTAGTTTTACTATCTTTATTAACTTATTCACAAGACTACTATAGGGATACAACCATAGAAAGAGCTATTTTTAATGAGATAAACAGACATAGAGATAGTTTAGGTTTGCACATGGTAGAATTTAACTATGACAATAAAAGAGCCATTCCTTGGGCTGAAACCTTGATTATTAATGACTTGGAGTCTGGTGGGGAAATTTATCACTGTGGTTGTGCTGCGGGAATTGAGATTATCGGGATAATGGCTATTGGTGATGAGTACGAAGTTCTTAAGTCGGTGGATGAGATAGCGTCAACACTGGTACTCGCGTGGAATAATTCTCCATCCCATAAAGAGGGTATGGAAAGTAAGTATATGAAAAGAGGTTTTAATGCTGTATATGTCTTTAAAAGTAATACGTTTGGTGGTAGGTACGTTGCTTTGTCGGTATATCAATTTCTTCGAGATAAAGACTATTATGTAAACCTTGACTGGGATGAAAATGAAAAAGTACCTAACCGATTCCTACATTAATAAAAATGTAAATGCTGTAACTACAAAGATAAATTTTACGTATATAATAATAACCAACCTAACAAATAAAAATAAAATGAAAAATATATTAATTACACTTTTAAGTATTTTAAGTTTAACAGTTTATAGTCAAGATTTTGTTACTTGTACAAAATTAGATTCTTTAATCTGGAAAAAAGTTAATGAGTATAGAACAACAGAGGACGCGATAACTAAAGGATATGGGATACCAAACACTATAACTAAGTTTGGTTTAGGTGATATGAGAGAATATTGTTATGAGGTAACAAAGATGAACGCTAAACTTTCATTCGAGACAATGAGACACTCAACTTACGAAGAACTTACACCTACAGCTAATGGTGAGTGTTTATTTAAGTCAATAAGAAATAAGGGTAGACATGACTTATCGGATGATGAAACTTTGGAGTTTTTAGCTTCTAAAGTAGTTAATGGTTGGATTAATTCTTGGACTCACCGTACAGTTATTGGTTGGTTGGATAGTGTGGAGTCTACTGTAACTACGGTATTTCATTTCCCTAGTGAAGGAGGTACTCATATGAATGTTACATTCCATTCAAAATAAAAAAGACCCTTTCGGGTCTTTTATTATATTATTAAAAATGATTTTTATTATTCTAAACCGATAAGGAAACCAAATAGATTTGATTTTCCTGATTTAACCACCTTATCACCTTCTATAGAAGTTTTAATAATAATAGTTTTAATCTTATCTTTTTTATCCACATTTAACATTAAATCTATAAATTGGTCTGACTGATTTTGACCTTCAACTTTCCAGTTTACAACATAATTATCAAATCCTGGGTGTCCTTTAGCTTTTAATCCTTTGTTAACAGCCATCATAAAGTTATTACCTCTATCAAAAGCTAATTTTTGGTTTTTACCTTCATTACCTTCAGCGTATCCAGTATCACCTTTACCCTCACTTTTCTCGAATATCTCATCCTCACCCCAGTTAGCACTTGCACCTGCTTGTAAATTAAACACGTCTATCTCAACATCCGCTGGGAACATTTGAGCAATCTCATTAACAGCTTTAGCTACAAGTTTAGAATCTGGAGTAGAATCTCCCGCTTTATAATCTGTGTCATATTTTCCAGTTGCCTTATATCCTTTTTCCACATCAGTATCTGTTTCTGTTTCTGCTGTTTGTTTCATACCTTTTGATAAAGAGTATATTATTAATATCCCACCTGGGTCATTAGGTCCTTGCATAAAGTTTAAGAACCCACCATCATCCATAGTCTCTACATCATATATTTCACCGTCATTTGCATATGCTGACATATTAAAACCATTTAAGTAAGTTACTAATGTACTAGGTGCAGTTCTGTTATTCATTGCTCTCCTACCGTCTGTATCAACCTTGTTTTGCCTAACATCACCGTGTGTTGCTATTTGTCCACCACTAAGATTAACCGGTAATGTTTTTTGGTCGACAAAAAGTTTCTGACCTTGTTCTTTAATAGCTCTTACTAATAATTTAATACCTTTTTTTACATTACCACCACCCATATGTTGTACTATAGCTTGTATAACATTGTGTGGCTCTAACTTTCTACCTTCACTACCTCCACCAAGAGGGTATGTCCTAAATATAGCAGATTGCATTAATGTTTGTAGCTGGTTATATCCTGGTATAGACTTAAGACCTCCCTTAAATCCTTTTTTCGTTAAGTACTTGTTTATATATTCTGCAGAATCTTTTATTGTACCTTCCGCTCGTACTTCGTAAGCTTCAGTAATTAAACTTAAACCCATGATTTCACGGTTTCTGTTTATTTCACTTAATATTTCTTTTTTCATAGTTCTATATTCTTTTATTATAAATACTTTGTTATCATTAAATAGTTAATTCCATAATACGTGGACTATTTTATCGTTAAAATCTACTTCTAGTCCTGTCGGGAATACACTATGTGAAAATAACTCATCGGACATTTGGTCCTCATAGTACCATTTACCTTCCTCATCACCACTAAATCCACCCATATCATCCACCAGTAATTCTATTTCTTTTTCTACCTCTACTTTAGTGTAGTCTTCGTCGTAAATTTCTACAGTCGCGTTTATAATCACACTACTGGTATAAACACTAACGTCTTTAATTCCCCAACTTCGTACATCCATATCATATCTCCACTTAACATAACAGTTTGTATATGACACATCCATATCATGACCTACATAGTCGGTGAAATATTTTTCTAACCCATAGAAACTAACATCCTTTACGTCTGTTGTAAATGCGTTTGGGTCATCGGAGAATTGTTCTCTGATAATTTTTTCAGTTATGTCAACTAATTGACTTTCCTTAACAATTATTTTTTTCATATTATAAATAGCTTTTAAAGCTGCTAGCTTGCATATAAATAAATATAAGCATTATACTATAAATATTAATATAATTTTATTATTATTATGGTATGAAAAATTTAATTATTTGTTTAACTATTTTTATTTTAGCTCAGACTATGGTTTGGTTACAATTAAATGGGCAATTTGTGTGGGAATCTTTTAGAAAGTACGAATGGTTACTTATATTATTTGGTCTCCCTATAAGTTGGTTATTTTTAGTGGGTACACGTTACGGGGTGGAAGCTTTCGATGGTTTGTTGTGGCCCCAAAGATTTTTAGCGTTTGCATGTGGTATTACCATTTTTAGTGTTTGTACGTGGGTTTTTAAGGGTGAGGGTATTAATACTAAAACATTAATTTCTCTATGTCTTGCTAGTTCATTACTTTTAATTCAGATTTTCTGGAAATAAACACTTATTAAGTCCATATTTATATAATATGCACACCACATTTAAAGACATATTATTAAAGGAAGATTATACTGGGAACATGATTACTAAAGAATTACCCAAACAACTCGATAATACCCTTTTTACACTCATTCATATACTGGGTGGATTCGATACCTCAGATGTTATTAACTTTGCAAGACATGCAAACCATAGAGAGAAAAAGCTGCTAAATAAGATGGTTAATGACCTACATTTATATGATAAAGTGAGTGTACGTGGTTTTGATAAAGAAAGTATAAAAAATTCGTCTAGATACCGTGCTTTAACGATATTTTTAAAGACAATTGCTGATACAGGTGGTGCTGATTCTTTAATGGAACAAAAATCTCCTACTGACCCTTATTTTGATGAGTATGTTAAACCAGAGTATAAAGATTATATTTTTAAACAATGGGATAAATTAGGTAAAGCTGATTATGGTGTTTTAAAGTATTTTAATGTTGGGGAACATGAGGGTACAGAAGACTATACGGATTTTCGTAATGTAGGTGACATTGTATACCCCCTATTAGTAATGGAATGGTTAGGTGGTATAGAAAATACTGATTTTGCACAAGCCCCTTGGATGGAAACTAGTGAGATGGGTTTTGAAAATTTAAAATTTAAAGTTGAACCTATAGGTTTTGATTATTTATATGATGAATCTGTAGACTTTGGTGAATCTGGTTACGCTTGTTGGGATATCAGGGTCCTTATCGATAAGGATGGTGATTTGGTTACTAGTGAGCCACCTTCTGAATGGGATGAACCATTCATACAGACCTTATTCCCAGAAAGTGCAAGAAATAAATTAAGTTCATTTAGAAATTATACTGAAGACCAAATGGAAACTATAGAATCTTTATGGGACCACTATGACCAGTATAGAGATTTAGTTAACCAGTTCTGTAGAGTTGAGGTTGTTTTAGTTTAACGACCTACCTTCGCAAACATTCCTTGAAAAATTTCTTCGATTGCACCTATTACGGCATACTGGTCATCACCCCAGTTTGATTTGTGTTTGTCTATAATCTTATCTACAACAAATCTTAAATCTTTTTCTAGTAAGTCCCATTTATCAGGACCTTCACTTTCCCACCAGTTATCATCCTCGTTAATTTTGTTAACGATTCTCTTTAACTGTTCTTCTGATATGATTATTTTTTTCGCCATCTCTTGTAAGGTCTAATATAATAATGTTTAAAAAAAGTGTCTATCTTTTCCCACCCTAATTTTTTTCTTAATCTATTTTCCCATATTGTTAAAGGACAAACCAAAACTGGTGAAAAGATTAAATGCAGAATCCAGGTATTAACTGGTAACCACACCCAGAATGGTTCCTTTATCATTAATAAAGGAGCGGAGACTAAAAATCCTATAATACCTAAATGGTGAAATAGGACCAAAAAGTACAACATAATTTTTGTCATTATGCAAGTACCTTTTGGTTTTTTTTCTTTTTCATCTCAGATAGAACCTTAACCTTCTTAATTAGAAGGTTAAGTTTTTTATTTATCTGTTTATAAGTAAGTTTTTCTTCTTTTACCATTTTAATAATTTATATCATATATAGTTCTTTGGGTCCTTCCTCTACCTATACTATCTGGTGTTAGTGAAACCGCACAAGTACCATTTCTAACATATGGATTCAACTCTCTCATTAAATAACCTAATGGTGATTCATAATAAGTATTTATTCCGATAACATTATATAGTGGGAACCAAGGTTCACTCATATTACTACAGTTACTTTGACAATTTTCTACTGTTAATGGGATGGTTGCTGAATTTATATAACTTTCACAACACATTGGGATTGGGTAAATCGAATTTGCTTCTATACCTATACCATTAACTTGTGTAACTTTAGTTTGGTCACATGCCATCCATCCAGCACAACCACTATTTAAACAATCTTCTAGTGAGGTAAATAATCCTGGACCACTTACACCATCAACTGGTATACATGATTGTTGACTTTCACCTACTAATGGATTTGTTTCTACTGTACATTGGTAATATACACTTCCTGAAAAATCACATCCTGCCATGAAACAGTCTTGTAGTGTTGAATATTGTGGTGCAGCGTTCCCAAAGTAAGCTAAATAAGGTGCTGTACCATATTCTAAACATTCAGTATAGGTTGGTGGGTTGTCAGGGTTATCTACACAACTAAACCCTACTGTTTGTACATTCCCTGAAAAATCACACCCTGCTATGAAACAATCTTGTAGGGTTGCGTATTGTGGGGCTGCTGTCCCATAATAAGCCACATATTGTGATGTACCATACATAACACAGTTAGTGTAATTTGGTGGATTTGTAGGGTCGTCAATACAACTATAACCTTGTAGTGTTGCTCCAGTTAGGATAGGTGTTGTTGGTGGCCCTATGGTTGGTGTTACGGTCGTTAGTTGTGGGTCACTACCTGTAACTAGTAAACTTTTCCACCCTATATACTTATTTCCGTATTTTTCATAATTAGGGAAATATAAACATCCATCTAATACACAAATTCCTTGAGTACCATCAGTACAATGACTACATTCATCACTACCTAGGTAATAACCTTTTGTCGTCATATACTCTAGTAATTGTACCCCTTTTATAAATTCGTTTATAATAGGTCTTTCTCCTGGTTGGTGTTTAAAGTTTGCCATACTTTGTAGTACTTCCCCTTGTGAACCTACAAAATCAACTGGTCCAATAATATTAGGGACACAAGTACATGCGTCATAACTCCAATGGTAACCTGGTGCACATGACATATTAGGTTCACATACACATTTACAGTAAGTCCAATTATAAACATATCCTGGTATACAAGATACTGGATGTGGACAAGGTCCACTTCCGTCACATTGTACTTCTACTGTTCCTTTAGGACAAACACATTGTATTGGTGATAATGCTGGACTTAACTGAGTAATCCACCCATTTTTATCCATACAACATTTCCAACAGTCTTTTCCTGGACAACTATCTTGACATTGTGCAAGTGGGTCCCCGTAATACGGTGCCCCTGCTGCTGTTAGGTAAGTATATTGACATGTGATTCCCACGCAAGGTACACAAGAAAGATATCCTGAACCTCCCGGGCCTGAATTACCAGGACCGTCATCAACAATTTCACAATTATAACCTAATTTATCACAATCATGATAACAATCAATATATGTTTGATATTGTCCCACAGCATTATTTGCTAATCCAACACAACCTGCTTGTGGTGTCCCCTGGTCCAGACAATCGTACCAATGATTATCACAACAATTACCAGTCGATGCTTTACAATCTGCTAGTGTTGGGTAAGCTCCTGGTTGACCTGCAGTTATTCCTTGTATACATGTACAATTACCTTGTAAACCGTTTTGTGTGTTTAGTCCCGGTTGACAGTACCAATAATCTGTAGGTAGTGTACAACATGGGTTCGCGTTTGCTGCTATATTACAACTATTGAAGTCTGTGTAGTAATTTCCTGTGTGTCCTGTACCTGCTACTGTTAAACATGAACATGCGTTTCCATAACAAAGACAAGCATTACTATAAAGTCTTAAAATAGAACCTACAATCCCCCAATGAGATGATATAGCTGACCTAACCTCCATATAAGTGTTCGAGAGTGTTATTGGGTTACCAAACCAATCTGTCACACCCATTATATTACACCCAGTAACTAATTGTGCCCAAGTACTAAATCTACAACCAGTTGAGTCACAAGCGAGTGTCGATGGGTTATAATTATCAGCGTTAGTAAATACTGCATTATTCTGTGAGAATGAATTATTAGTTGTTACAATAGCCAGGAACGGTCTTAAATCGAATTGCATTGTGGTATTACCACTAGTAAAAGGATGTGTGCAGTAACTATTAGAATTTGATACTGGACCATTTTGGTTAAACCATTTATATTGAGTTACATCTTGGAATTGTAATCCGTTTGCAGAGTCTGCGATGTAGGATAATTGTTTTTGGTCAAAGAACCCATTAGTACCTAATGGTGTACTAGTCCAATCTATGTTTAGTAATGTTTGTCCACTACAACTATTAGTGAAGTTAATACCTGGTATACATTCCCATTCTTTACAATCTTCTGTACATGAGGACATTGATAGGTATTGACCTGAATTAGTCATATTAGGTACACAACCATATAATGTACAATCAAAGGTGTCACCTGAACAACACGCAGATACACATGGGTGGTAATTACCTGTGGTATATTCCCATCCACCAGTATGACCTGTACCAGGGATAGGTACACAATCACATCCAGTAGGACTACCATAACAAGGGTTTCCTTTAATCACTACTTGTCTTTCTAATAAAGATAATTCTGTTCTAAAGTCATCATATGATGTGTTGTTGTTCACAATAAATCCTTGAGTTACAGCTGCATTCACAACCTCTTGCCACGTGTAGTGTGGTCCAGAGTAAACCATTGGTGAGGCATTAGGTGTATTTTCTATCCACATACCTGAAGGTGCCCAATAAGTTCCATTTGGAGATGGACATGTTTGTATTGCTGCCGACGAACAATTTATACAGTCAAACTTATAATAAGTCACATCCGCGTTTTGCATATTACCAACAATAGGTGGTAGTAATGGCGATTGTAACGGTATTGTTGCCGGTGATGCAAGATAAGGTAATAGGTCCTCTGGTGTTCCAAATAACCAGAGTGGATATGCTGTTCTTGGTGTATTATTTCCACCCATATCACATGAACCAATACAATCCCCGTCTTCATCACAAATCCATTCTTTACAAACTTCTTCACAATGTGTTAAGTTACTATACGTACCATTAGATGATGGTATACAACCATTAATTGTACAATCATATAATGTACCAGCTGTTATAGGACAACATACAGCTTCACAAGATGCCGATGTTGGATACCCTAATGTTCCCGGTATCTCCGTACACCCACAAGGGGTTGGTGGACAAGTACACATATTTACAGAGTATCCTAATTGAACCTGAACCAATTGTGTGGTTTGTGCATTTATCGTATTCACCACTTGTTGTGCTGTCATACTTAAATTAACACTGAAATTGTGTGGTGGAGACGAGAGCTGAGTTATCAAGTCTTTCCATGAAACTGTAGATTGAATAACTGTTGCCGGTGTAGGTGGTTGTGTTGATTGGAATAACATTATTTTTACTTCACCGATAGTTCTCCACGCAGAATCAGGTCCATAAACAACCGCTACCTCCTCAACATCCCAACATTCATTAGGGAATTGACCGATACCAAACGCTGCTACTGCTACATTGTTAACGGTCCCCGCGGCAAATTTCAATTGACTCAGTAGTGTCTGTTGTAGTCCATTTGCTGGATTTGCAAGTTGTCCTGTAGGACTTATATTGTCAGTAGCGGTAGATGTTGTTACCAAAGATGGTAAATGGTATGGTCTAGTGCCACAATCTACCGAGTCTTCCCACGCAATAGTGGTACCCGTATTACAACTCCAACTCGTGTCACCCGAACAACATATTTCTTCACATATAGCTGATGTTGGGTATCCTCCTGGTCCATAAATAGGTTCACAATGACAAGGCTCATAAGAAGGTGTTGGTGGGTATGTACAATTACATATAGCACTTCCACCAATTGCATTATTATTTCCATTGTCTGGGTCTGGGCCCGTACCACACCAATCCTCTACTTTTGTAAAGTTTGTTGTGTATGGGTCACTATAGTATAATTCATCGGCGGTCCCTAACATTCCTTGGTTATTCCAGAAATCAACAAATTGACCATAATTAACATGACCGTTTTGAGCTTGTGCTGCCGTTTGGACCGCATGTCTAGTTCTACATCCAGTAATACCGAATTTATTGACGTACCTATAGATTCCACCTAATGGACCATAACATGGATTCTGACTACCAGGGAAATCTGGTTGTTCATATTTGTAATTACTAATTATATCCCCTGAATTAGGGTCGGCTAATGTATTATATTGTGGTTGTCCTGGTGTGGTGAAATAATTTACGGTCATTTGCCACCACATACCATTTGCCGTCTGCCAAGCACTCATAGTATTAGTGATATCAGATTTGTCATCACAACCATCGACAAGTGGAGATGGTAGTGTTGGGTTACATTCACAATATTCCCATAGACATTCTATGTCTACCGCGTTTCCTGGAACTGGTGAACCGTCGTAACTTTGACTTCCAAGAATAGCTTCTAAATCTTGCCATCTATCACTGTAAGCGAAACTGTAAACGCTTCCACCCAATAAACCATTAATCTGGTCTATAAAGTCAGCCCATGTAGTTTGTATCACTCCTTGTGATGGTGTTGCTAGTGCACCACTAACATGTGTTATTCTACAACCAATTATCTTAGCCCAATGTCCAATCATTGCTGGACATGGGTTTCCTGGTAATGGATTTTGTTGACTACCACAATCCCATTTTAAATCCTCAAATTGTGTATGCCATAAAGCATAACCATTATATGCAATATATTGTATTTGTGGTGTAAAAGATAACCCTCCAGTTCCAGTGTCTACTGCTCCTCCACATGTGTCATTTGAAACTACTGTCGTTCCAGTAATACAAGACCATGTAATTATCGTTGGGCAATCTTCATCACACACTATCCACGAAATTTCATTACTTCCTCCTGGCCATGTTGGATTTCCGTTAGCTAAATTTGTTGAGTATTCTGTCCATGCATCGTACGGAGTTTGAGTTTCATCGTAGTGATGGTAAACCAGTGTGTAACAACATGTGTTACCTAATGGGTCCGTATACATAACAACATCACCTACACTATAAATTATTGGAGACCATGCCGAAGCGAAAGTACCCCAAGTATTTATGTTGGTATTAACGGTTTGTTGTGTCCATACACCAGCTGTTGGTTCATAATATGTAAACGTTACTGATTGACAAGCGAAACAGTTACAACAACCTTCACCACCATACACAGTAGTTGGATTAGCTAGATTTTGTGATATACAATCTGCCATAGTTGGTTCTGGGTTACAACCACTTCCAATAGGTGTGGTTACGAGTGTACACTCACAACTTTGAACACAGTCACCACAAACAAAATTACAATGGTTTTCACATGTTAATAAGTCTATGTGTGGACCAAATGAATTAGGTGGAGTAACGTTTGGTGGATAAGGTAGACACCCTAACATACCATCACACCAATATACATCGTCTATTGAGGTTGTACCTGTTATATCCACACAACTCTTAAGTTGCCCGTTTATTATATTGAATATGTTTGTCGCTCCATGTACCTCATTACTTATTTGATTAACTAGTGTTAATGTTTGTGTTGCTACTGGTGCAAATTGTAATGTTGGAGTTTGGAGTAACTCGATAACTCTTCTCTGATTTGTTATTCCATATATAGGTCCAGTGTTACCATTCCAGTATTGTTGATTAACTATAACTGGTGACCAGGTACCGTAGTTGAATAAACTGTCTATACTTTCATTAACCCCTATACCAGGTGTAGTACTATTGATATGACTTTCTTCTAGAAGATTACCTCCACCGTCAAATTTACCTACATATTGTGTAGCACCAGTACCATAAGTAATAATCATGTTGCCCGTAATGTGGTCATACATAATATCACCAGTACAAGTTAACCCACTAGGTAGAGGGAATTGTAAAGTAGGTACTGCAACAGTTGTGGTTATATCTATTTTATAAACCTTATCATTTGCTGTTAATAATATATTAGGGTCTTCTGTTGGTGTTAGACCTCTACCCATCGCAATTGCAGGTACAGTAATATCCCTATTAAATAGGTGTTGGAAGTATGGGTAGTATACTACATCAAATTCTTTAATTTCATAAGCTGCTCCCGTGTCCGCATAAACCCATAATTTATTTTGTCTTGCCGCTATATCTAACCTCTCATATGGTGGTGTATCAAATAATTTAGTTGTTGAGTTAGTATCGAATTGGTAGTAAAGTACTCCTTCTTCTTTACCAGTAATTAGGATAGAGCATTCTGGGATAGTTACCCCTGAACAACAATCCCACTCACACTGTGTTTGTCCAGTGACTAAGTGATAAGTACCACTATGTCCGGTACCACCGGTTAATACACAATCACAAGGTCCTGGTATACATGAACAAGCTCCTATTTGAGGTACTAGTTCTAGTCCACCGTTAAAGTTGGTTCCTGGAATTCCATTCCATAGAGTTTGTGCTACTTGGTTATAGTCCTGACCTAGATTAAATAAAGCAGTTCCACCACCTATATTAAGGTTCATCCATGAAATTAAATCTGCCCAATTAGAAACTGACCCACAGTTTTGGCAATACCAACCACCTGAAGGTGCTGGGTCTAGTATATTTATAGTACTTATAAATTTATATGCTCCATGAGGTGCGTCACAATCATCAACAGCCCAACCACAACCTTCACCACAATCCCATTTGTAGTTGTCCCATGTTTGTCCTTGTAGTCCATTCATAGGGTCCGCTAAGTAAGCTAAAGCATCCCATGGACCTCTAGTTAAAGTATTATAACTAGGTGTATACTCTGTAATATCAATATTACCTAATGACGGTATTATTGTTTTACTTGCACATGTATCTGTTACAGTTGTACTTGATATACATTTCCATTCTTTACATACTGCTTCACATTGTGCGTATGCTGTTAATCCAGTAAATTCTCCACTACCATTCCCTGGGTCTATACAACCATTAATGGTACATGTATAAGAACTTAGTTCTGGACAACATCCATTAACTGGGTCTAAACATTCTTCTTCGGTAATGAATCCTTGTGTAAATCCAGTTTCACAACAACATGTTATGTCACATAAACAAGGTACCATATCAAAGGACCATCCACACCCTGAATACCATGCTGCTCCAGTAGTTGAGGTTTGGGTAGTGATTATGTCTTCATCACAACCAAATGTTAACGGGTAAAGCTGCCCTAACTGGTCTACATTATGGTTAGTGTTAACACTATAACCTAATAATATTGCTGCATCTATAAATTCACCCCAAGAACCATACGGTGTGTTATAATTAATATCTCTATGTGCAACACTTAAAATACTGAACAGTGGCATTCCTGTTCCACCTGTTGCGTTTATACCCATACAAGTTTCCGGCGGTACAGTATATGGTAATGGATACACACATGATGGGTCATTAGGGTTTATAAGGCTTGTACCTAATATATCCACACTTCCTAACTGGAATGTAGTAGACGATAATGGTGTATATGGGTCATAATAGTGATAATCAGTTAATATACTTTCTACTTGACCATACCCACCTAAATAAGCTCCTATTGCTAGAGATGTAGATTGTAGTAGTGGCCAGAATTGGTCTGTACTACTTGAGAATGGATATTGAGTATGACAGGTGCCCACAAGTGGGTATGTTGGGTTATCACATAACATTGAAGGGTGTAATTGGTAACCAGGTACTTGACCATAAGTAAAGTCGGTTTGTACCATGTTTGGACCTAGTGTGGTTCCAGTTATTTCACCTAAACTATCCCCGTTAGGGTCACATGTGTTAACTTGCGTTGTCACACAAGACCACATCTCTCCTACTGGTACTGGGTCACAATAACTAAAGTTTTGGTCACACTCCCATTGTGCACCTCCTAATGGTATGTTGAGTGGTGTATCAATAGTGTGGTATAACATTATTGGTGAACTTTGGCTAATAAAGTAACAAGGTAAGGAAGTTGTTACAGCTAAAGTGATTGGGTCTACGACTTCACATGTCCATCCAGTATATTCTGGACAACAACCAGTTAATGGGTCGAGACATTGTATTTCGGTAAAGTATGTACCCCCTGTTGTAAATGTTTCGTAACAATAACAATCTTCTTGGTTACAACACTTCATTGTATCTACCACACAACCAAAGTTATTACTACCCCAATATTGACTGTCGATACTTTGACAAACTTGGAGAGCGTTTAACGAAGTTGTTAGTGTAAAAGCTCCTGCTGCCGCTGTATAGAATGCATTCCAGTTAGTATACTCTAAACCACCTGTAACTGCTGGGTGTGAAATACTTTTAATATACTGATATGGTCTATAAGCGACCGTCGCCGCAATCCATAACGTTAAACTAAATTCTTTATAACATGATTGCCATGTGTACCCAGGGTTAGTACTAGATTGTACTTCTGCCCATGTGTTTGGTATGACTACACTACTAGTACCGTTATTATCTATAACATTACTTGCTGTGTATTTGTGTTGTCCAAAGATACCTGTTGGGTTTCCTACTCTAAAGTAGTCAACCGTGGCAAACTGGTCGTTAAAGTTACCAATATATGGTTTTGTGTCACATATTGGTAGGTATGTTATGCCTGACACACAATCCCAAGACGTACCAGTTGTACCGGTATTTGGGCAACATGCTGCTAAAGTACTAGTACCTGACATACAGTCTTCATGTGTTAAATATTGTCCTGTACCATCATAAAGTTCAATACATTCACATGGTATAACTGAACAATGACATATTTCATCACATACTTGTATAGTTTGGCCTGATTGTGCGTAAACATAAGTGTTTACATCTGTATAACTCATACCCGATAAGATACCTGTTGTACCAGCACCCTGCATCTGATTTATAAATAAATTCCAAGTATTATAACTTACATTTGGGTTTAGTAATGAGTATGTTACTGGTGCTATTTCATATAGTACACCACCGTTTGGTCCTGCACATGCCCCACTAACATTTACGGCTGGAGTTGTCGACTCGTATCGTAAAGTAGTTAAATCAGTATTTCCTAAATTAACTGCTAACCAATCCCAAGCATCTGTTGTAGAATTAAATTGTCCTGGTAAAGTTGTTCTACCACTACAACTATCTATCTCTGTACCAGTTATACAACTATATGTTACACTTACACAACATGCTGATTCTGCTGCACCTGAAGTAGTAAATGGTCCTTGTGCTGTAACAGGTATGGTAACATTACCATCGTCACAGAAAACATCACACGGTACTTCATAACAAGTACACCAATTGTAAGTTGCATGTAAGTTGTAGTTACAACTAACAAGAGCTGCATGTACATCCAACCAGCTTGAACTTGTTGACAATCCTTGAGTTTGTAAACATTGGTCACTTATTCCTAATATACCAGCGATAGTACTACTCCAATTAATGTGTGGTCCAGATATAACATTACCTGGATATGGTATTGGTGAAGTTGTATCATATATTTCTAGATATTGTATATAAGAATAACGTCCCAGAGTACTCGGTAAGTATGGTTGTAATGGGTCTATACTCGTAGGTAGTGGTCCTTGGTAATGAGAAGCGTTCCAAGGTGAAACACATGGTGTAGTATATGAAGCTTGTAGTGTTGGGTCCAGAATTCTTGTAAACTTATAATTTGCAAAAGTTAGAGTGTGATTACCTGGGTTATCAGAAAAATATGGTATTCCACTACCATAGAAATTCATATCTACATAAGTGGTATCTGTTAAACCATCACACGTATCCATTTCATATGCTTCTGTACAATACCAATCTATAGAACAACTTGCGGTACACGAGGTTAAAGCGGTATATGTTGCTGCCGTATTTGGCCATGCTGTACATCCTGTTGTACCACCGGTACAATTTACAAGACAATTCCATGATTGACAATCTGCAGTACATGCGGACCAACCAAATATAGAACTACCTGAACTTCCAGCTGCCGCTCCATAGAATGTTCCACCAGAACCCGTTTGTTCTATACATCCATTTGCTATTGGCCACGACACACTTGGGGTGTATGTGGTAATATCTTCACAATTAAATGATGTACATGCTGTGGTACAGGCTCCTGAACTCAACCAAGTACCTCCAGTACCTACTTGTACTGTACATGCTGTAGTTGTACAATTCCATGAAGTACACGCACTTTCACATTCTAGTAAAGTAGGGTAATAAGTCGGTGTACCACCTGTTCCGTTAAATTCAACACAACCATTGAATGTACATTCATAAGAGTAACAATCTGCAGTACACGCAGATTGAGTAGGGAATGGATATTCTATCGTTGGTATGGTGTTTGCTGACACACATAAGGTTAAATTAGAAGATACTGTATTTAAGAAAGTACTCAAATCACTATTGAATCCACCTGGGGTGTAAGAACCAAAGTTTATGTTATAACCCCATCCTTTAGTATCTAGGTTACCTACATTTGGTGTGTAGGAATCAACTGACAAGAGGTAAGGATTACTAACCTCTAAAGCTGTTAAGTCTGCTATTGAACATAGCTCTGGTACACCACCTAGGATTCCACCACTAATTAATCTACGTGGTGCAGTACCTGGTAACCAATTTTCTCCTTGAGTTCCCACTGCTTGATTTCCTGAATCAATAGCTGCAACCACGTGTAACGCGAATAATTCATTATCCGGTGACTGAGGTTGGAAAGATTCTGTTGGGTACATGAAACAGTTTAATGACCCTCCTGCTGTAGTTACTGTAGCATATGTAGCTGAGTAAGCGGTAAAGTCTACTTTCCACGTTGGTGTTGGTTGGTCTAGTGGGTTAGATAAAATACCTGCAAAATTAGGAATAGCGTTATTCACACTACCCGCGTCATCCGAAGTATAAACATTGGTTGTACCCAGACCATTATTAGGTCCTGACTCATCTATAAATGTAATAACTAAAACACAATCCGTATGTGAGGCCGCTGGTGCTGGACCTGTTGTTGTTATTCCTGGGAATAGGAATGTAGAATTACCCGGTGCCATATTATCATAAACATTCGTCATAGACAACCCACTCGCCCAATCATGAATCATCATTGCTGTTGGGTTTTGGAATATGGATGAGGTTCCTGCTGTAAATTCTGAATGGTATACTGAACTAGCCCAACTTAGCCACCTTTCATCATTAACTAATGTGTGGTATAAACCACCAGTAAAGTTTTGTATGGTCGTAATCCAATCCTCTAGACCAGTAATCGCCGTTTTTACCGCGTTAAAGTCCATTGAGGTTGTATCGTAATATGCATAAATTTCACAGTTTGTTTCTATTGGGTTGTTTAGACATCCCCAGTTAATACATGTAGCGGTACATGCTGATTCAGCTGAGAAAGAATTTGTTGCTCCAGTACCTTGTATGTCTGAACAACCACCTGTCGTACATTCGTATGATATACACGCTGCGGTACAAGCTGTTAATGCTGATATTGATGCGGTAGCGTTATAGAAAGTTCCCCCTGAACCACCTCCTAGTTGTTGATTGTATTGGTAACATCCTGGTATACCACAATCATAAGAGATACATGTTGCTGTACACGCTGTGACACCCCAATCAGGATTTGTAGAACTAAAGAAAGTTCCTCCCGAACCTACTTGTGAGGTACATCCGGTGTCACCACAATTATAAGACGTACATCCACTATCACAAGCTAATGCAGTTAGATAAGTTGCTCCACTACCCGCACCTGCACTTACTTCAGTACATCCCGTACTTGTACAGTCCCAAGACCTACATTCACCACTACATTGCCATTCATATAGGAAAGTTCCACCAGTACCGTAGTTTGGTGAGTTATAGAGTGTACAACCACCACCAGTCCATATCTGACCACCTTCCGGTTTTGTTGCTGTACCTGGAATACATTCATATGATGTACATACGCCCGTACAAGATGACAGTGAAACAAATTGTCCTCCAGTACCAGTCAATGGTATACATCCAGTAGCAGAACAATCCCAAGTTGTACAATTACCAGTATTTGTATAGTCTGGTGATAGATAGTCATATCCCTCCTCCAAACAATGTGTTAAACTACTAAATGAACCACCTGTATATGATTGTGGTAGACATCCCGTTGGGGTTCCGTTGTATAAATCCCCCAAAGCTTCAGAACCACATTCCCAAGATATACAATTATTGTCACAGTCTATAACTGATGTCCAAGTACCACCTGTACCGTAGTTTGGTACGTTCCATAAATTACAACCAGGATTACTATCGGTACCACAAGAATAAGATACACAATTTCCTGTACAAGAAGCTGAAGTACTATAAGTTCCACCAGTACCTGTTACTTCACTACAACCTGAAGTACCACAATTAAATGATATACAAGATGCGGTACATGCTGCAGATGAAATTATAGGTAATAGAGTTATATCTTGGTACGTACCTGATAAATTATTTAATTCATAACATCCGTTTACTCCACAATTAAATGATGCACAATAATTAGTACATGCGGTTTGACTCTGAAATTCGTATATGGAACCTGTCGTAACACCGGTTTTTGATATACACCCCAGTACCACATCACACTCCCAATAAGTACATCCAGTCTGACACTCTAGTAATGTTGCGTATTCATAGTCATTACCAATCTCTGGGATACACCCGAATTGTTGGTCACAGTTATAACCTGAACATTCAAGCTGACAGTGTGTCTCACTACTATAAGTTCCTCCTGTACCATTTGTTTGCATATAACATCCACCAGGACCACACTCCCAACTATTACATACTAACTCACAATCAGTATTGCTACTAAATGTACCACCACTACCATAGTATGAATAATAACTCACACCATCTGTTGATGTATATGGGAAAGTTGTTCCTGTTGGTGGGTTGTGGTCTGTACAACCTGTTGTTGTACATGAATAAGAATAACAAGATGCCGTACAATCAGATAGACAATCAAATTCTCCAGTTGCTGCTGTATAACATCCGTTTGGACCACAATTAAATTTAGTACACCCCGTACACTCACCTAAACTAACTAGTCCCTCACATAGAGTTTGTGAACTATATGGGAATTCGGCATCAAGTGCAGTATGTCCTGATGTACATATAGTTGTACACGCTTGAGAACTACCGGTCATAAATGAAGTTAAATCTTCTTCAAAAATAGTTTGGTCATATATGTCAAATCTAAAATTAATTGACCATCCATATTGGTCTAGTCCACCCCATGTTGGTACTGTACCAGTCCAGTAAGGGTTTTGTGAAACTAATATACTTAGCTGAGTAATTACGCTACATTGAGCGTGTGTCCAAGGTTGTACATACCCATAAGCGTTATTATCTAAAGGATATGTTGCTGAAGTCCATTTACCATCTAGTGGACTATTGGTCCCACTATCTATCGCAGCTATAGAATGTAAAGCAAAACCTTTGGCTGCAGTATTTGAACCACCTAAAGTAGTAACTGTAGGGTAGAGAAAACTTCTTATGTTACCTCCGGTACCCCCACCTTGAGTGGTTGCGGTAACAGCGTCGTGTATCGCGAAATATCTTGTGTGGTCATCTTTATAGGCTTGATGTGGTTCATTACCAAATGAAGTACCATTACCCTGGTAATGGTATTGAGAAACTGACTCGTCTTCGAATATTATGGTAATTACGTCGTCTGACGTAGATGCCGTCATTACTCCACCATAACCTTTTGTAACCTGACCATTCGTCCAAGTTGGGCTGGTACTTCCAGGTGAAAAACTATCATGAACAGTATGTGTTGCGTTTCCATTATATGTGCCTGGTGTAATCCAAGAATCAAATCCAGTTGTTGGATGATATACATCTCTTAACGCTTGTACAGGTTTACTAGTCGAAGAGGTCCAGTATGCTGAGGAGGATTGACCAAACCCCATATAACCCCAAATAGCTGGTGCGTCATAACTTATACCTGCCGCTAAATTATTAGGGTCTGTAAGGTAAGATGAAGGTACCCCATCGGTAAATCTATACACATCCATATCGTATGCGACAGTAGGGAAAGCTAACCATCTTTCCGACCACCATAACATGTGATAGGTATGTCCTGTAAATTCTAGATGGTTTTCCGTCCAATCAATAATACCTTTAATAGCGTTCTGTGTTTGAGTGGCGTCCATAGAAGTAATGTCGTAGTAAACATACATTACACTGTCTGGGCCTATTGATAGTGGTTCACAACATTGCCAAGACACACAAGAAGCCGTACAAGCAGATAAAGTTGTGTATTCGTTAAACCCTAAAGCATTAGGGCTTGTTCCTCCACTACCAGGTAATTGTAAACAACCGTTTGTTGTTCCTGATGATGCAGAGTTATAATCGTTTGGTAAGATTCCTGATGCCGCGTAACTAGATGTTACACATTCAAAGTGATAACATGTTGCGGTACATGAGGACATTTCTAAATAAGTTCCTGTATTCCCCGTTCCTACAAAAGGACCGTAACAACCATTTGTTGTACATGAATAAGATTGACACTGTGCTGTACATGCTGATAAACTAGGGAATATTCC